TTAAAATCTTTTGTTTCAATCTTACCGGAAATAGCTTTAGCTTTTTTTATAAGATTAAATTTAGTTGGTCTATTACTTGAGTCTAAAGAGTTAATAGTAACCACAGTTGGGTCATAAGAACTACTAAAGGTAAAGTCTATAGGTTTTGGTATATAGAATCTAGTGTTTGTACTATCTGTAGATATAAGAGATCCTTGAGAAGCAATTTTAGCTGCCTGTGTATAATCAGGTGCGTAGCTTCCGTTTGCATCTACTACTTGAGTGATAGTTATTTCTGTTTCAGCTATTCCAGTTACTCTTGGTTTATAGCCCATCATATAAGCTAAGTTAAAAAGATTTTTAGGGTCTTTAGCGTGAGTTAAAAAAGTTTCTTGAAGTTGAGTATCTTGGTAAAAAGCTAGTATGTCTCCTACGTACGCTGCCATTTCCATAAACATCATACCAGGTGATGTAGGGGAGAAGTCATTATAAGTGTCAGGAAAGTATGATTTGGAAAACTCTACTAGTTGATCTCTAAAGTCATCAAACTCTCTATTTATATACTTTATGTTTCTAGTTTGTGCCATTATTCGATGTTAATTAAAATTTCGTCCTGTATGTTTTGATCTGCTATCGCATATTTGAGAAAGAAGCTGATTAAATTAGTATCAGGATCTGATATTACTTCTATTACTGTAGGTATAATAGTAGGAAAAAAAGCTGTAATATTATCTGATATATTTTCTTTTATGTCTTCTAATTCTTCTCGATTTATATTCTCAAATAAAAGGCCTCTTATTCCAGCTCCAAATGAAGGGTTAAGGGGTCTTTCACCTCTGTTTGTTAATAGATAGTTTATTAAGTTAACCTTAAGTGCATCTTTTGTTTGATATGTAGAATTAAAAACTCCATCTCCAGAAAAAGGGAGATCTACACCTATTGCTTTTCTAGGTTGTCTATCTAAAGGATTTATTTTTTTAATATCTAATGCCATTAACTTAATCTATTCTTATCTTTTTCTATTGACTTATCGTATATAGCTTTTGCTTTACCAACAAAATCAAGTTTACTTATATCTATTCCCGGCATAGGTCCTGCATTTTCAGTCATACCCATATTAGAAGCCATAGAAGAAGCAAAGTTTGGTTTAGATACCATGCTTGAATCTGCGTTTACAACGTTTCTATAGTCTTCTCCAGTCATTTCTTTTTGAGTCATATTTAACATCTCTTCTAAAGGAACTGTTCCAGGGTTCATTTTACCTGTTGACCAAGTTCTTTTAAGATCTTTTTGTTTTACTGCTTTGTATTCTTGTGTTGATGGTCCACTTGCTGCTTTGACAGCTTCGTTTAGCATCTCTTGTAACTCATCCTTTACGGCAGATCTTACCTCTTCGCGGATGATTTTTCTTAGTTGATCTAGTTTCATATTAATAAATAGTATGTTTATGGAAGTTGATTGTCTATTCTGAATTTTAATTCCTCTATAAGTACATTACTGTCGCTTGCAAACGATAATGGTCCTTTTAAAACAGGTACTCCTCTTCTATCTATAGCTATTGCTCTACGTTGAGGTGCTATAGCAGGAGAATTTGGATCAGTAACTACCTTAATCGTATATAGTGATCCATTTAATGAGGCATATTCAACTGGTTTATCAGTTTCTTTGTTAGCTACTGCGTTCAACATTCCTAATCTTTCTTCCTTATTTAAGTTAGGATTCTGTGAACATCTATTCAGAAGTGCATTTATAAGTTCGAGTTGAGCTTGAATAGGAATGAAAACAAGATTAAAGTTTTTTAGTATTTCATTTATATTATCATTCTTCTCTTCTATAAGTTCAACTATTTCAGTTATTTTTTTTAGTTTAGCTGCTCTAGTTATCAGTAGAGACATATTTACAGCAAATAAATGTCCACCGGCAGGACCTGGTGGTACACCAAAAGCGGTGGGAATATTAAAATGGGCAATGATATTAATTATTATCTTAGCTGCATCTATAGCTATTTTAAGTTGATCAGATATTTTTTCTACTTTTTTAGCTCGTTTGCCTGCTTTAGCTATTTGCTTGTTAATCTTATCTGTAGTAGCTAACATCTTAACTATAACGTCTTGAGGAGGGCATTGCTGTCTTAAGTAGTCTAATATCTCTGTTATCTTTTTTTCAGCAAATTCTCTAATAAGTATTTCTGCGTATGTGAGAAGTTCTGCAGATACTTTATCTACGTTTATTTTCGGTGTTTTAAGTCCAAAATGTGGCATAGTTAAAATTTATTAGAATCCTTATTAGTTACTATTTTATTAGAATGTACAAATACTTTATCAGATTTGATTCTAGATGGTCCGCTATTGTTTAAAAACCCTCTTAGAGTTTTAACTCTAGACTTAAGGCTCATACTAGCTGATTTCATAATGGGTACTACGTTACCGGGGGCTTTAAGTTTATTAAAACTATTAGCTAATCTATTTAATTCGTCAAGTAGGCTACTTAAGAAGTCATCTAGCTGATGTCCGAGTACTGCTGGTTCAGGAGTTCCTTCTTGAGTATCTGCTATCATACTATTATCACCTAGGTATATTTTCTTAGCATCTAAACTAATATACTCTTCTCCATCTAGGTTTATATCGTTACTTGAAACAGCAAAGCTTTCTTTAGATGCAAATACTATATCTTCTTCTTTTGCATTGAATACTAATCTACCTGAGTTTATAAGAATTTGATTACCTCTATATTTGTCTGTATGTATGGTTTTTACTACATTAGAGTTGAGCTTTACTCTTGCTTGTTTAAGAGGAACAAGATGGTCACTCACTAAGTATATACTTGATCTGTCTTTATTTACATCTTCTACTACTGGAAGTAGAGAGTCGGTGTTAGATTCTCTGCCATTAGAAAGTATAGTATAAGGTTTACCGTCGTTATCTTTGTCCGTAATTGCACTCTTGGTTCCTTTATAACCACCAAACCTTATAGAGTTACCAAGTCTACTATCTATAATGGTATCTCCAGAATTCGGGTAAAGGGGGTTAATACTAAGTTCTTTTATATCCTCTCCTAAGTCAGTATCGACTACTTCTTGTGAGTCCCCTATTGGTAGGGAGTTATGGTTAACAGCATTCCAACCAGATATTACTCTTCCATAGTATGTTTTATATTCACTGTCACTTCTTTCTTCATCGTCTCTCGGTCCTCCTATTATTTCAACTACCTCTCCTTTAAGAGGAAATGTTACTGTAGTTGAATCGTAGGGGTATGCCATGAAAAGGTTAGATGGGTCTTCAGAAAAATTATCCGCATCAAATATATTGTACCTTATTACACCTACAGTCTTATGTATTGCATAATCTGGGTGTTTCTCATCTAGTACAATGTCATATACCCTACCTAACTTAACAGTAACGTTAGGAGCAAAGTTAGTTTGTGCTTTTTGTTTGTGTATGCTAAAGTACATCTTTACCTTCTTCTGGTGTTTCTACTTCTTCTACTTCTTGATTCAATGCTTCCTGTTCTTCTAGTAAGTCTTGTAAATCAGAAAAATCAAACTCTCCATCGTCTCCTTTAGCTTGCGCTGTTTCTATACGTTGTATAATCGTCGCTAGTTTAATTAAAGCTTCATCATTCTTTACTCCTATCTCCATGTACTCTTTTATCATAGGAACGATGAGTGTTGCGTCTCCTATATTCTCTATAAGAGGTTTTAACTCTCCAATTAGCCCTTTAACTTGTCCTTTTGTCTCTTTCGAGTTGTCGTAGATTTCACCAAAGAGGTCAGATAGTGTTTTACCGCTAAAAATTTCTTTATCTAAGCTCATAGTATTTTATTATAAATATCACTGAGGATACTATTGAGCCTTAGTTAAGTAACCTAAGTCGTAAAGTTGTTGGTATTTAGCTTTAAAGTCTTCCTTGAGAACGGTAACTACTTTTGTTAATTTAGGTGTATCGCAATCTGTCATCTCTCTAATATATATGTATAGAGCTTTCTTTTTGAATATATCTAAATCGTTTCTAGTTTTGAATATAGTTAAAACAGCATCTGCTATCTTTTTATCTTCATTTTTAATAAACATTTCATCTAAATCTTCATAACATTCACAAACCCATTCGTCTATAAACTTAGAAAGTGTTTTAGCTGATGGAGAATGCATTCCAGGTTCATCATCGTAGGATTCTTCTATGTCTTGAAAGTTTCCTATCTTCTTTAGCTTCTTATAGTTCTTGTTATTGTAGTTGATTAACCATCTTTTAACTATCGTACCGAAGTAAGAGTAAGCTTTAGCACCATTAGTAGGGTCAAACTTCATTATCTTGTCTTCTAGTAGGACAGACACTAGTTCGTGTTTCAAATCCTCTATTTTATCTACATCTGTGTAGTAAAACTTAAACGTATGTATGATGTTTTCGGATAATTTGTAAAAAGGTAAGTATATATGATCTGTAAATATCTTATTTCTGTATTCCTGATCAGTAGATTCGTTATACTTTACTATGTAGTCTTCTGTTTCTTTTGTAAAGTAATTAGCTTTCGCTCGTTTCCTTGCCATAATTTTGGGGGAGCATATAATCGTTTAGTTGCTCCTGAACTTCTTTCATTTGGTTAAAAAATTCACCAACTTCATCATCTGACTGAAAGACCCCCTTGTCATCGAGATTTTGTAAGTGTTGCTTTGATTGGCCTATGATATTAGAGATGTTCTGAAGATATTTTACTTGATCTTGTGTAACGTCTTCGTACTGCTCTGTTTTTACCAGTAGGTTTCTTATAATGTATGAACTTATAACCAGTAAAGCAACTAAGATACCGATTATTATGTAGAAAAGTGTAGGATTTATTGTCATTTATAGATTTTTTAGCATATTTGTTAGTCCACTCGAAGAATTTACCCTTCTTCCTGTGGTTGACTTGGTTTTTTGTACTTTTGGTGCAGCTCCACCAGTAGATTGTAACCAGATATCGTATTCTACCTTGGAAGCCATAAAGTCTGCCATGTGTAGTACGTAAACTATATTGGTTTTCATCCTAGAGTTAGGGTTATGACTGTAAAAGTATGCTTCATTAGCTTTATCAAACACTCCATCATGTAGTCTGATACCTAAAAACTCGTTATGGCTTACTTTTATATCGAACTTCTGTAATATGTATAAAGATCTATCCGGAATAAGCATAAAAGGTAGCTCTGAGTTGAAAGTATACATCTCATGTAACTTATCTTGCCTCCATTTATCAGTCTGAGGTATATAGTTATGAGTATCTCCATCACCTAATTTACCTAAGTCGTGAAATATACCAGCAAATACTAATTCTTCATCAGTAAAATCAATAGTACCACCCATCTCCTCATATAATCTCTTACATTTAATAGAATACTCTATAACTCTATTGACATGATCAACGTATCCACCAGGTATAGCATTATGATGCCATGTTTTAGAACTAGCAGGTGCCATAATATATGTTTCACCTATGTGTTCTATCAACTCTTTTACCTTATCCTTTCGATCACCTATATAAGTGTCTACTATCTTAAGATGTTTTTCATAGTTTGAGTGGATTTTTTCGGCTGTTAATGTCATATTAGATTAATTTCTATTATTATTATATTTATTATATTATACTATATATATTTATATATCTATATATACTTTATTACTTATATTTTTAATATATAATTAAGATAATACTTTTAGAGCAGACGAGCAACTTATTTTAGAGTTATTTTTCTCTTAATAGTTTTCCACTGAGTATTTTCTCCTGCTTCCCACCATACTTCCACTTCTAAATCTAAAGTCTTACCTGAATGTTCTGGTTTAACTCCAATTATCTGTCTTATGACTATCTTATCTTCTACAAAACTACCATAAGTCTCCCTATCCGCCGACTGTATCTCATCATAACCATAGGAATTACGTACGGTATAGGAAAGATTCCCCGACCAATACCCGGTAACCATAGGAACTCCGTTATATCTCCATTGTGGAGACGTAGGAGTAGCGTGAACCTCTACGGTAAAGTATTGAATCTTTGGGTTGCTTTCGTCAATATCAAAAGAAAACGTACTATTCTCTACTATAGGTTTTATAATAGCCGTACAATCACCACCTAAACAAACGGGTTCAACAGAGGTTTCGGGGGCGCATGATAAAAACAGTGCGAAGCCCGCCGCGCAAAACGCGCGAAGTTGCCACGAAAAATTATACATACAGATCGCTTGACGTTATTTCCCTATTCATAGCTCTTCCCATTGTACCCAACATACTAGTACTGCCATGCTCTATATAGACCTCTCTTAATATATCCAGT